TCGTGGTTCTGGAAACAATAAAGTTTTAAGAACTAGGAAAGTAAAAATAAACACAGGAAACTATTCTTGGTACAATTCTATTTTTGATTATTTTTGTAATCAAGGTTGTTTAATGGCTTTCTTATCTCAATTCGCAAATGAGGTAGTTGCTATTGCCCCTGTTCGTGAACCGAGTGAAACACCAATCAAAGTAGAAAAAGAAAAATATGAAACCATGCGTTGGACTTTTGATGGGAATGGTAATGGTAATCGTGTTCCACGAATGGCAACAAGAACTAAAATAATTGGAGGAAACAATGACTAAAAAAAATGTTGATGTTGAGTTTGATAGTGATGTTGGTTATCCTTATCACTTGCAACCAGATATAATCAAAATGGCTTTGTTCATTCATAATGCAAAAGATGAACAAGAAAAAATAGAAAGAGTTGAGTTTGGAATAAATCAGTTTGATTATAAATTCATGGCACATGTAATGGCGATGTTAATGTTGCCATACTTAATGGAACAGGGAATGAAATCAACTGACTATAAAAACTTTATGGAAAGAAAAAAGAAAAAATATAACTAACCCATAAAATCCCATAAGGGTATGCATAAACGACATATGTTGTTATTGCATACCCCTAAAATTTTGCTTGAAAACTCTGGGTGGGCCCACCCGAAGAGGTACCACACCGAACCAACATGGTAATCAAAAAGCAAAGACCCAACCCCCCTTAAAAAACAAAAGGGATCCTAAGTCAGACTAAAGTTGAAGATTTAGACGGTTATGCTATAAGTTTTGAAAACATATTGAAGATATGCAAGACGAAAAAATTTTACAAAAAAAATATAAGGGTCTGACCCAGGAAGAAGCTGCTAATCTAATTGAACTTGAACGTAGTGTAGCATTGGACGAAGCTCGTCCAAATATTACAAAAAATTTTTTAAGTTTTGTTAAGTATGTGTGGCCTGAGTTTATAGAGGGGTCCCACCATAAAATTATTAATAAAAAATTTAATGATCTCGCCAACGGGAAAATTAAAAGACTAATCATTAACATGCCGCCGAGACATACAAAGTCGGAGTTTGCCTCATACTTACTCCCGGCATGGATGATTGGTAAAAATCCAAAATTAAAAATAATCCAAGCAACACACACAGCAGACCTTGCAATTGACTTTGGGCGTAAAACTAAAAACTTAGTTGATGAACCTAATTACAGAGAATTGTTTGACACGAGACTACAAGAAGATAGTCAGGCAGCAGGAAAATGGAAAACTGAACAAGGTGGTGAATACTTTGCAGCTGGTGTTGGTGGTGCAATTACAGGTCGTGGTGCTGATCTATTAATTATTGATGACCCGCACAAAGAACAAGATGTGCGTGCAGATGGTAAAGCTTTTGAGAAAGCTATAAACTGGTATACAGCCGGTCCACGTCAACGTTTGCAACCTGGTGGTTCTATTGTAATTGTAATGACTCGTTGGTCTACTAAAGACATAACTGGTCAATTATTAAAAGCACAATCTGAAGAAGGATCCGATCAGTGGGAGGTTGTTGAATTACCAGCCCTGCTCCCTGATGGAAAACCCGTGTGGCCTGAATACTGGACCAAGAACGAATTACTTAAGACTAAAGCATCGATACCAGTTAGTAACTGGCTGGCACAATATATGCAGCAACCAACTGCCGAAGAAGGAGCTATATTAAAACGAGAATGGTGGAGAGATTGGGTGCACAAATATCCACCACCATTAGATTATATTGTGCAAAGTTATGATACAGCATTTACTAAAAAGACAACTGCCGACTATAGTGCTATAACCACGTGGGGTGTTTTTACGACCGAGGACCAGGGACAAAGCATAATCTTACTTAACGCGTTTAAAGATAGATATGACTTCCCAGAACTCCGACGTGTAGCATTAGAAGAGTACAGAGACTGGAATCCTGACATGGTAATTATTGAAGCAAAAGCCACAGGACTGCCTTTGACTCATGAGTTGAGGCAAATGGATATCCCAGTTATTAACTTTACTCCGAGCAAAGGAAATGATAAACACACAAGATTAAACGCCGTTGCTCCGCTTTTTGAAAGTGGTAAAATATGGGCTCCTATGCATGAGCATTTTGCACAGGAAGTTATAGAAGAATGTGCTTCTTTTCCATTTGGCGAACATGATGACTATGTGGATAGTACAACACAAGCCATTATGAGAATTAGACAGGGTGGTTTGGTTCGACATCCTGAAGATTATCAAGAAGAGCCAATTGTACGAGGACAAGTAAAGTATTATGGCTAGAAAAGAAATTATTCAACAGATTCTACAAACCTTTAAACAATTAGGTGGAAATGTATCCGATGTCCTTGGTTCCCGAACCAATGTCAGTTTCTTAGGTGTTGGTGACAACGTCGAGCCATTCTTAGACAAAAATTTAAACACCGAGGCTCTTGGAGTCTTATCTCAAAGTAAAGCAATTGATGAAGCAAAGAACGCTGTTGGTTTTGCGGTCAGTGATAAACTAAACGATATTCAAGCAAACAATCTTTTAATGAATCTTAATAAGATGAAAGAGTTTTATATGCCAGGACCTGGTCCAGCAAACATTACGGATCTTGGAACAGGGACCAGGAACTTAGATGCAGAAGGTATCATGACCCTAAGAAGAGGAGGAGATCCGACAAAATATAAACCAGGTGATCCAATTACTTCAGAAAATTTTGCAGCCAGTGGATTTGCACCTAGTGATGAAGTTTTAAAAAATTTAAAATCTGCAGATGATATACCACCACCGGGTTCACGAGGTGGCGCAGATGATATTGCAGCACCAATTCAATCTGCAGATGAGACAATTGCTAATTTAGAAAAACAAGATCCTATACTTGCTGCACAAATGAAAAAAATGATGAATGAAGGTATTATATCTACTTTTAATAACAAAGGTGCTATACCCGGTAAACGTGCATCAGCTAGAGAGTTTTTAGTAGAAGCATTAAAAAAAGATACAATGGATGCGGGTACACCTGCATTCGGTAAAACAAATTTAAATGATGTTATATCTGCAGAAGATGTAAAATTTATTACTGAAGGTGGTGGTGGAATTGGTGGAGATCCAATTGTACTTGTTGAAAAATACTTTGGCCCAAGAATTGCAGAAGCATTACCAGTTAATGCATCTAACGAAGAGATTGTAATTTTTACTAATAGAGTTTTAACAAGTGTAGAAGACGCTGCAGGATTAAAACCTGACAATCCAAAGTTTGATAGAACGACTGCAAGGTTTGTAGACAAATTTGATTATAGGGCTGATGGTGGACGTGTTGGTTATTTTTCAGGTAAACTTGTTGGTAAAGCTTTAGGTCTTTCTAAAAAAATGGCAAACATAAATAAGTCTGTAGATGAAGGTACAGAAATGGGTTACCAAGCTTTACGTAAATATGGTTTAGAGGCAGAAGATATCACAAGACTATTTAAAGAAATTGCAATGGATAGAACTTTAGTTGGTAAAGAAAAAACAGAATATTTTAAAATGCTAAATCAGGTCTTAAAAAATCCAGATGAATTTCCTGATGGAATAATAGAAATTAAAAAAAGATTAGGTATGGATTTTGCCAGAGGCGGACTAGCTAAGATCCTGGAGGTCTAATGGTTTTAGACGCAGCAAATCAACAAAGAAGATTAGATTCTATTGCCGATTACTATGAAATCTTTGGTAAAGCATTTTTAGATAAACTATCTAGATCTAAATATAATAAAAACTTTGATCAGTTAACCGGCTATGCTGCAAGTAATTTTAAAAGAAGAATAACAAAATTTCAAGATTTTATCTTAGATAATAAAAGACTTCCCACAGAATTTGAAGCAAGATCACTTGGGCATGAGCTTTCAAGAGGGCCTAGAGAATTAAAAGTTCAAATGTCTCTACTAGAAGATTTAAAAACGGGTCCAGTTAAAGTGACTGCAGAATCTTTAGCTAAAAAATATAATGTGTCCGTAGAAAAATTAAAAGAAGATGCCAACAATTTACAAAGAAATATTTGGCGTAAAAGAATGGGTAATAACCCAAATGCTGTAAAACAATATCCATTAAAATGGATGGTTGATGAAGGAAATGATTTAGATAATGTTTTAAATAATTTATACAAAGCTAAAGTTATAAAATATGAAAGAAACAAAATAAGAGATTTATTTTATGATGCTTTTGGAAGAAAAACTTTAGAGGGTTCCAACATTAAAAACCCTACATACAGCCCTAAGAAGTGGGCTGCAATGAGAGCTAATTGGAATGATTATAATAAGATAAGAAATGTTATTAATAAAAAATACCCTAATATAGTTTTTGAATTAGATCATCCGTTATCAAAAGCAACATTAAAAACTTATTTTGATGCTACGCCTTCACAACTTACTCGAGTTAATCCAATGGCCGCTGGACTAAATAGAGGCTTTAAAAAAGTTTTAGACGAGAAATATGGTAAGGCAATTAAAAATAAAAACACAGAGCAATTAAAATCATTAAATAAAATTGCTAAAGATTTAAATATAAACTTTGGTAAGGTTTCAAAAGATTTTACAAAATTTGATTATGGGATTAAACCTTTTGAAAAGATAGATATTAGAAAATCTATGGCAGACGCCTTGACTCAACAACAAAAACTTTCTACCGAACTTCCTAAGTATACAAAAGCTAACCCAGAATTATTTGCTAAGGCAGGAATAGATTTAAAAACTATCGACGCAACAGTTCCTGAACTAGGAATGAAAATAAAAGATTTAAAACGATTAGTAACAAATTTAACAAATAAAGAAAAAATAGCTTATTGCAGTTTACTTTCTCGTGGTGGTTTACCTGGAGACTGTGCGGCTGCAATAGATAACAATCCTGTAAAAGCAGCTCAAGTTTTTGATGAAGCTCCTGTAACAAGTAAAGGAATGGAAAAAGTTAAAAACGCTGCAAGTAGTTTTTTAAACTTTGCAAAAAAAGGTGGTAAGTTCGGTGCCTTGGTCGCGGTCGGTGCTGCAGGAGCCGGTGCTGTTAAAACATTCATGAACGACGATCCAACAACTTATTTATCAAACGAAGACCAACAAAAAAATATGTTAATTGATATGGTAACAGGGCAATTAGATGACACACCAGTAGAAGAAGCACCGATAGGCGAAGCTTATCTACCAGCATTAGGAGCAGCGACTGTAGCAGGTACAGCAGTTACTGCACCTTCAACAATTGATGCTGTGAGAAAAGGAGCGTTAGGTGCAAAAAAATCTGGCATAACTAAAACTGCATTAAAAACTTTAGGTAAAGGTTTTGCTGCATCTCAAACACCACTCGGAATACTTGCAACTGAACCATTATATTTAGCTGAACAAATACAAGAAGGAGATTCGTTAGGAGAGATTGCAACTAATCCACTTAACTATTTTGCTCCAGCTTTTGCCGCTGATGCAGATAGATTAGTGTCAAGAGGTTTAAAAAGTCCTGGAATTGCAAAAGCGATGAGACTTGGGATTAGTCCTGCAGCTTTAAGAATAGGAAGTAGATTTTTTGGTCTACCTGGATTAGCATTATCACTTGGTATTAGTGGTTATGAAATGTATGATGACTATAAAAAGAAAAGAGGTATGTTTAGTGAAGAATAAAACACTTGTGATAAATATGCAACACGTGAAATGGAATCAAATTCCACCACTTAAAGGACCAGACTCACAGGGGTTGAATGTTCCTACAAAACAAGCTACAACAATAAAGAACTCGGAGAATATAAATGGCAGATATAGACAAAGCCCTACCAAACGTAGAGACTGAATTAAAAATACCCAGCGATGAAGAAATCGTAGTTGAAAAATCAAAAACAACTGAAGAAGCAGTTGGTCCTGATGATGTACAAGTAACTCAAGAAGAAGATGGTAGTGCAACAATTAATTTTGATCCAGAAGCGGTAAATCAACCAGGTGGAGAAAGTCATTTTGATAACTTAGCAGAATTATTACCAGAAGATGTTTTAGGTAAATTAGGTTCAGAACTTGCAGCAAATTTTGAGCAATATAAATCTTCTAGAAAAGATTGGGAAGATAGTTATACAAAAGGTTTAGATCTTTTAGGCTTTAAATATGAAAATCCAACTCAACCTTTTCAAGGAGCATCAGGTGCAACACACCCTGTCCTTGCAGAAGCAGTAACACAATTTCAAGCACAAGCTTACAAAGAATTATTACCGGCTACCGGTCCAGTGCATACACAAATAATTGGACTAGCAGATAGAGCTAAAGAAGAGCAATCAAACAGAGTTAAAGAATTCATGAACTATCAGCTCATGGATGTGATGAAGGAGTATGAACCCGAGTTCGATCAAATGCTTTTTTATCTCCCTCTTGCCGGCTCTGCGTTTAAGAAAGTTTATTATGATGAACTGCTTGGCAGAGCCGTGTCTAAATTTGTGCCGGCCGATGATTTAGTTGTGCCTTACACTGCAACATCTTTAGAAGATGCAGAGTCTGTTATTCATGTAATTAAAATGTCTGAAAACGAATTAAGAAAAAAACAAGTTTCAGGTTTTTATCAAGACATAGAACTAACACCGGGATACAATCAAGAAACAGAAGTAGAAAAAAAAGAAAGAGAATTAGAAGGTATTAAAAAAACTAGAGACGAAGATATCTTTACAATTTTAGAAATCCATACTGATTTAGATTTAGAAGGTTTTGAAGACAAAGACTCATCAGGAGAAATGACAGGAATTAAACTTCCATACATCGTAACTCTTGAAATGGGTAGCAGACAAATATTATCAATTAGAAGAAACTATCAAGCCGACGATCCACAAAAACTTAAAATAGATTATTTTGTACATTTTAAATTTTTACCTGGAATGGGTTTTTATGGTTTTGGTTTAATTCATATGATCGGTGGTTTATCTAGAACAGCAACCACTGCACTAAGACAATTGTTAGATGCAGGTACATTGAGTAATTTACCCGCAGGATTTAAACAACGAGGAATAAGAGTAAGAGACGAAGCGCAGGCAATCCAACCTGGAGAATTCAGAGATGTAGATGCACCTGGAGGAAGTATCAAAGATGCATTTATGCCATTACCATTTAAAGAACCTTCACCAACATTATTACAGTTGATGGGTATAGTGGTACAGGCAGGGCAACGATTTGCCGCCATAGCTGACATGCAGGTCGGTGACGGCAACCAACAAGCAGCTGTTGGTACGACTATAGCTCTTTTAGAACGTGGTTCGAGAGTCATGTCAGCCATACATAAGAGATTGTATGTGGCGATGAAGCAAGAATTTAAATTATTATCCGGAGTTTTTAAACAATACCTACCACCAGAGTATCCTTACGATGTTGTTGGAGGACAAAAACAAATTAAAGTTGCAGATTTTGATGACAAAGTTGACATTTTACCTGTAGCAGACCCAAATATTTTTTCTCAATCGCAAAGAATTTCAATGGCACAGACAGAATTGCAGCTTGCAATGTCAAATCCTAAAATGCACAACCTTT